TAGTATAAAATAAAAATATGATTATTAAGCAAGGAGTTTACGACGGTAATTTTATTCATAATAGGTTTGCATACGAGCAATTTCGGAAAGAAGTTTCGCCGTATGGTAATATTGTAGCTTTTAGAGCTCCGATGTATGTTAAAGATGCTTTGATTGATCTTGAAGATACTCTTAGTAACGACTTTATTCAGAGTCAAGACTCTATTAATTTCTGTTGGGAGATTCCTGGTCTATGTCCTTTTGGAGCTGTATCATTTCAACGACTTTTGAATACTGCTATTGCTAATATTCTCTCTGGTTATATTGGTAAAGGTATTATGGTTGATGGTGATGATCTAATGGTTCAAGATGAGTTTATTGGTACAGATGATAAGGTAAGAAACTCCGGTAAAGTAAGCGTTTCAATTACCTACTCTAAAGAAAATGTTGCTCTTGGTCATACTGGAATTAATATTGTAGCTGGTAGTAAGGCTCCTCCTTTCGCGTACTCATCTAATCTGACTGATTCACAAGCTGAAGAGTTTATGGCTAATGTAATCGATTACTTTAACGCAGAAGTTAGAGATCAATTTATTGCAACGACGAAGATCAGTGTATGAGATTATGGAGATTGTGGGCTAAAGCATTAGGTGAAAAGGCTGGCTCTACAGATGAAGCTGATGTAGTTGCTTTAATCAGAACATTAATTATACTACAAGCTGTAATATGTAACTTGTTTATAGTTGCTAATATAATTAGAAATTGGTAATGAACTTCTTTCAACTACAAAATAAATTATTTTACTCTAAAAAAGATAATGCTGGTATATTAGACTCAGAAGGTGAGCAAGCTTTTGTACCGTTCCTTTTTAATAGATGGCTTTCCTTTTATAATAAGGAACTTCCAGGATTTGTTAACGAAACATTTAATAAGTTTGGAGGTATTTTTGACGATAAACAAGAAGCGTATAAGCTTTATTATTATTTGATACCCCGTCTTAAATGGCAGCGTATATCTTATATAAAGAAGAAGAAGAAAGAAGAAGACGAGATTGAAGGTTTAAATGCTATAGCTAAGAATAAAAATATATCAAAAAGAGAACTGCAGCAATACGTTGAATTAGAGAAAATTTTACGTAAATAGCTGTATGGCAATGCGAAGTATTGATAGTCTAGCTCCTACAAGAAGCTTAATTGATCTAACACAAAAAGATAAAGGAGATTTCGGTCTTGATGACTTTGATCTCGATTTCATCTTTGACGATATTTTATTAGTAGAGTATGTTGATGAGAGTGATAATGGCGATGAAATTGTAAGAAATGGTATTGTTGTACCGACCAACGCACTAACTAAAGCTTGGCGGAAAGGTAGAGTAGCACTCGCAGGACCTGAGGCTAAACATGCTAAAGAAGGTGATATAGTTATATTCCCTAATAATATGGGTGTTACTATCTCCAATATTACTATCAAAGGTGGTAGAAAAGTTGGAAAGGCCATTTTCTTAAACGAAGAAAGGATGTTTGGTATTTGTAAACCAAAAGATGATAGTACAAAAGGCAACTCTTGATAGTTTACTTTCTAATAATGTATTAGAGATTAGATTTCCTAGAAGAAAAGCTAAGTCTGGTTTAGCTGCTACAAGACGGATGCTATGTACCAACTCTTTAGATTTATTAAACTCTGTTAACGGAAGAATATCTCTAAATTATTTTTCACCTAAAGGTCCGCGTAAGCCTTATTTAGGACCTGATAATTTAGCTGTAGCGTGGGATGTTATGATGCAAGATTACAGAAATATAAATTGTAATCAAGTAGATGTTATACAAGAGATACCCGCTAATGAAGATTTTTGGGTTTATTTTAATGAAAATATTTACCCCTTATCTCAACAACAAAAATTTAATTTTATGAATTCATGAATATAAGCTTAGAAAAAGTATCTAATTTTTTGAAACCTTTCTTATTACAAGATATCGTTATAAGAACTAATAAAAAAGTCTTAAAGAAAGGTAAGTTTAAGATATTTCAAGTTAAGCAATATTACATTAATTTAACTTTAGAGATAAACGGAGCAAATAAAAATTATGAAATACCATACCCATTTAAAATGGATTATGATGATGATAAAGGAGTACTAAATTACCATCTTAGTTCGTTTATACCTTTTAATCAAATGACAAGAGTTAAATTTTTAGACAGCTCTTCACAATCTAAACTTTACGATAATTTAGTATTCATATTGCCATCAGACGGAACTACTTTAAAATAAAGTGTGATAGGTGGTCTACTTCAAAGCTTCCCGGATGGCTATACTCCTAATTCGGCACAGGTAAAGTTACTTAAAAATATTGATCAAGCTTTTGAAGATGGTCATAAGTTTGTAGTTTGTAACGCTCCTACTGGTTCAGGAAAATCGTTTATATCTAAAACTATAGGCAACGTATCTAATCAACCTACTAAGGAGTTTAGAGAGTTAGTAACCAACTATTTAGCGTATAGAAGAACACATGGAGGTGGTTATACGTATGAAGATGAATGTGATGAAGAGAAGCCTTTCGGTTGTACAGCGTTAACTATAACTAAAGCACTACAAGATCAATATAAAGAACTGTTTGATGATGTTAAGGTATTGAAAGGTAAATCTAATTATCAATGTGAAGTAGATAATCGGTTTACTGTAGAGCTAGCTCCTTGCTTACATCTACCTAAAATTAAAGAAGAGTGCTGGGCTCTTAATAAATGTCCATATTATGAAGATAGAAATACTGCTTTAACGTCTACATTTAATACGTTAAATTATAATATGTTTTTCTCTTTACCAGATCATTTAAAGAAGAGACAGTTTCTTATATGTGATGAGGCTGCTGAGTTAGAAGATCAATTAGTTAAAGAATTTTCATGTAGTATAAATTTTGAAAGTCTTACTAAGTTAGATGTTAATATTAGACCTTTTTATTCTAGAAATAGTTTACAGGTAGTAAAATGGATTAACGAATTAATATTAGATCTTAATGACAGGATAGAAGACTTGAAAGAGATTACTAATAATACTGGTAAGGTCAATAAGAAGTTTATTATTGAGTCAAAAAGTAATTTGATTAGCCTACGTAATCTACATTCTAAATTATCTCTAATTTTAGAAACGTGGAATGAAAGCGAATATCTATTTGAAGCTGATAAGAAAGGTATAACGTTTATGCCTTTAAAAGTTGATAAGCTTTCTAATCATCTTTTTAAACATGCAGACAAAGTAATTCTAATGTCTGCTACTATTATTGATCCTAATAATTTTTGTAAAAGTTTAGGTATTAGTAAGTTTAAATATATAGAAGCTGAGTCGTCGTTTGATGCTAAAAATGCTCCTATATATTGTAATACTAAAGTAAAGCTAAATTATCATAATTTAAAAAGAAGTTTACCTAAAGTAGTAAAGCAGATAAAAGAGATATGTGAATTTCATAAAGGTGATAAAGGTATTATACATACCCATAATAATACAATTACTTCATTTTTAGCTAGTACATTAACAGATAGACGGTTTTTAATTAGAGAGCCTGGTGTACGAAACGAGGAAATATTAGAGCAACATTACGTTAATGATGATCCTACAGTATTAATATCACCTTCTATGTCTCATGGAGTAGATCTAAGAGATAATTTGGCAAGATTTCAGATTATAGTAAAGGCGCCTTATTTACCTACTAAAGATAAACGTATTGAAAAACTAATGAAAGGTGACTTTAATTGGTATATGAATAAAATGCTTTGCTCGTTAATTCAGTCATGTGGACGAGGAGTAAGATCACATAAAGATCATTGTATAACATATATTCTAGATGGTTCAATTGTTGAAAGTGTAGTTAATAATAGACATAAGTTACCTAAATATTTTATTGACAGGTTTCTGTAATAAATATATATAAGTTATGAAGAATAGAGCATTTCATTTTGAAATTAAAAATTTATTAACTCAGTTTGTAGCTGCGTTTGACGATACAGTTATCAGTAGATTTGATAAAGACAGAAATGCTAAATCAAATATTGATGTAAGGTATGTATTTGCCCCTAAGCAGAGGGTAATGTATGATATAGTAAATAAAGCACAAAATATAACGTTACCGGTTGTTGCTATAAATCTTGATAGTATTTCTAGAGACGAGTCAAGAGTATTTAATAAACTAACCGGAGGTATAGTACCATCTACCCAAAGTAATAATGCTAACAGCTCTTCTAAATTTTTAATGCCCGTACCTGTAAATCTAGAAGTAAGTATGTCTATACTAGCTAGATACATGCAAGATGTAGATCAAATAATTTCTAACTTCGTACCTTATAATAATCCTTATATTATTTTAACTTGGAAAGTACCAGAAGAATATGGTGCAAACTATGACCAGGAAATAAGAAGCGAAGTACTATGGAGTGGTAATTTGAATTACTCTACACCAACTGATACTACTTACTCGGAAAAATTTAGAATAACTGTTGATACATCCTTTACTATAAAAGGGTGGTTGTTTCCAGAGCAGAAAGATACTGTAGGAAATATCTATAAGGTTGATAATAATTTTATAGCCGTAGATTTACAAAATAGAATTTATTCTCCTTTAGATCAGCAAATATCAAACAACTCATTTACTGACCAAGGTTATAATGCGCTTTCTGGGTATGATAATACAGTACCTACTAATTACACTGAAACTATTACAGTTTCCGGTGTACCTGAATTTACTAATATATTTTATACTACTTCAGGAGTTTTTGAACAGCTACGAAGTACAACTAATGTTATAAGCTCTCAAACCAATAACTTTTTACTATATGGTAAAGCTTTGAATTATAGTAATTCTTTATATATAAGTGCGAACAAGCTTAACTTCTTTACTGATTACCAGCAAATAACTTCTGCTAAATTAGATACTATTAGCGCTTACAAATTAGATGATAGTCTATATAATATAGCTACAGATAATTTAGTGAGTATATCATTACCAACTTCTACACTAAGTGGTGTAGGTAAATTTACTTTTGTTACAGCTAACGAAGCAGGTTGGGCTTCTTCTTATCAAGCTGCTAGCTCTATCCTTAACTTAGAATAAATATATACAATGGCGGATTCATCAACAACTCCCTCTCAAAATCGTTCATACGTAACAAACGATGGAAGAGCATCTACTTTTGGAAGAAACTTAGTTCAGTATATTCAGAATAGATTACCTTACTCTACGGTAGAGCCAGAAGGTGATCAGCTTAATCCTAAGTATAATATATTTAAGAAAACAGGAATGAAGAGAGCTGAAGCGTTAGCAAAAGCTTCAGTTTCATCTTCCAATCCATACAATAATATACCTATAGGAGATTTCGCAAAAGATTCATCTTTTGGAGATGTTATGTATGCTAACATTCAAGAAGATAAAGGTGGTAGAGTACGTGATTATAGAATTATAGCTGCTTATTCCGAGGTTGCAGATGCTTTAGATGAAATTTGCGACGAAACAATTAATCCGGATGAATCAGGGTGGATAACTAAATTACAGTTAAAAGAAATAGATTTGACTGTTGAGGAGAAATCAGAATTAGAGAAGCAATTTCATAGATATGTAGAATATTATGATTTAAAAAATAGAGGTTGGCAATACTTTAGACAGCTTTTAGTTGAGGGTGAATTATTCTTTGAGCAAATTATTCATGAAGGTTTTGTTGAAGATGGTATTCTAGGGGTAATAAATTTACCAGCTGAAGTTATAGATCCAGTATATAATAATA